ATGGCTCACCCGCCAAGCCGACCTAGTCTCGCTTGCTGGAGATTGGAAAAATGCAGATTCAAGTCGCCGAGCCGCAGCACTAGAAGCCGCCACAGAGACATGGGCAAAGGGCATGTACGAATTCGTTCAAAAGAAAATGCAAGAGCGTGAGGCCCGCGACATCGCCCGCGCCGAGGCCATCAAGGCTACTGGCAAAAAGGGCGACTACCCAGACCGCAGAGCAAGGTCCGAAGCCGACAATGGGCTGAAGGGAAAAAGCCATGGGTGGCTAATGGACACCATGTCATGGGATCAAGTCGCCGGGATAGTATTCGGTCACGAATCACCAATCGCCATCGAACTCTCCGATGGTCAGCGCAAGGCCGAATACACCAAGATCGATGCCGTGCAGGCTAAGGAAGATGCCATACATGACCTCTTCACGCAGTTGGCAGGCGGCAGCAGGCTAGAGGGTGAAAAGCTCATGTGGAAAATGAGTCAACCTTCCATCGATGCTGGAGGCTTAAACTTGTCCCAGCTAGAAGCACTATCCCCAACCATGCTTTGGGCGCAGGAGGATGGTCGTCGCCACATGATCGGGCAACTCGATGAGACGGGAAACCCAACCAGTCGCTGGCACTACAACCAGCAATTCATCGACGACATCGAATCGCAACTATCGCCAGAGGCAAAAGCGGTCCGTGATTTCCTGTGGGATTCCTATGGCAAGGGATGGTTCTCAATCAACGCAGTCTACCGTGACTTGAATGGCATCAGCCTTCCCCGCATTTTCAAATACTCACCTGTCACGGTCAATCCGATCAATGTTCCATCCGGGATGGTCTCTGATCCGGTGACCGGCAATGCGGTTTCTGCTGGCAGCATATCGCCCGGCGCTCTCCGCACCCGTGGGACCGCTATCGCGCAACCAAATTTCCGCAACGTCATCAGCACCTATATCGCCCACACTCGACAGATGGAGCATTGGAAGGCTTTCGCTCCTTGGACCAAAGAAGCCAATGGCATCCTTCGCAACCGCGATGTGCAGGACTCGATCCACGAAGCAGGAGGCGAGGAGGCTATTAAGGTTCTGAACAAGTTCCTCGATGCATTTGCTCAAGGCGGCAACCGCGATGCCTCGCTGGGGCTAGAAATCTCGCAGACGCTCAGTCGCATGACTAGTCGAGCCGCGCAAGTCGCCCTCGTCGGCAGGGTGGGTACGCTTGCAATCCAGTTCACGCAGATCGGTGCAGCGAGCGCCGAACTGCCTATGGGGGCTTATGTGTCGCGCCTCGGAAAATTGATGACAGGGAACCTCGGTTGGGCAGATGCGTTGAACTCTCCTTACATTCAACGCCGTCTCAAACAGATGCCTCCAACCGTGCAGATCGCGATGGAAGGCTTGAAGGCTGGCAAGCCAAACCAACTCAAGCACCAAGTCACAAAGGTGGGGCAACTCATCTCCGGCTCCGATGCTCTCTGGACTGCGGGAACCTACGCGATGGTGTACGACTACCACTTGGGGCAAGCCAAGTCTTTCGGCTATACAGGGCAGGCCGCAGAGGAATACGCACACAACACGGCAGAGCGAGTCACCGACAGGTTAGCACAACCCACGCGTATGGGAACGCGGTCGATCTATGAGATCACATCCACAAACCCCGGTGCAAAATTGGGATTCGCATTCGCTTCCGAAGCCCGCAAGAATATCGCCTTACTCGCGTATACAAAAGCCAACCGGTCAAAAGGTCAGTTTGGAACTGCCGCATTAGGTTTCGTTCTATTCAACTTGGCCATGGGAGCCTTCATCCGCAATGCATGGAAGGACATGAAAGACGACGACGATGAGGAACTCTTCGACGACAAAACATGGAACTGGAAGCGCATCGGCGTGGCAATGCTTACGGAACCCTTGCAGGGCATACCATACCTCGGCGACTACATCGAGAAAGGCATCAATGCCGCACTCGGCCAATACCACCAAAGCTCCGACCTCATCAACTTTGAGCGTGGTGTCCGGGCCATCAAGCACATCCCCGACATCATCGATGGCGAACGTGACATGGAAGGTGTCCTCAAGGACATCGACGGCATGGTTTCTCTCATGGGAATGTTCAACCAGAGCGCAGCCGCAGCCGCATCGCTCACACACATTGCCTCCGACTTCTTCGGTGTGGCAAAGAACGCAACAACCGAAGATTGACAGCTTGTCTGTTTTGACTGATACCATGACTATGAAAGCACTTTTCTACATATTGGACCGGCTCTCGGAGAACTCGACGTGGAGGGGCGTAATTTTAATCTGCACGGCATTGGGTTGCCAATGGTCTCCAGAGTTCCAGAACCAAATAATCGCGGCGGGTCTCTCGCTTGTCGGGGTTATAAACGTGCTACGCAAAAAGTGACCGCAAAAACGCTTGCCTTCTGGATGGTGGTCTTCGCCTTCGCTTGTCTAGGCATGGCGTTTCTCACTTCCTGCGTCAGCGTTCCAGTCCCGCCATTCGGTGAGCGTGTGGGCGAGATGGGCAGTCTGCAATTTTCGCTCGGAGTCAAATACCTTCCAGTGACTCAACCAGACCGACCCGGAGACGCAAATCTCGCATTCGCGTGGCAGAAATTCGGTGAAGCAAAACTCCTCAAGGACAAATGAACCACCTCCTCGCAGAAATCGCCGCATCGCAAGTCGGAGTCCGCGAAGTGGGCGGCAACAACAACGGCGCAGCGATCCGCAACTTTCAGAAAGCGACCAACCTCAAGCCTGCCGATTGGCCATGGTGCGCGGCATTCGTTGACTGGTGCGTCCGCGAGTGGCTCGACAAGCCCGGCGTCCGCGAGTGGCTCAACCTCCAATCCTCCACGCCGGAGGAATGGCGACCAAAGACCGCTCTTGCCTACGGCATGCTCGACTGGGCCAAAGCCCGCCCGAAGACCACCATCATCCTTCACGACCGCGAGTGGGCCAAGCCGGGCGACATCGTGGTCTTTGATTTCTCGCATGTCGGCATCGTCGAAAGCGATTCCGGCCACCAGATCGTCACCATCGAGGGGAACACCAACGGGCGAGGTGAGCGAGACTCGGAATCGGGAGACGGGGTTTGGCGAAAGGTACGGCAGAAATCCATCGCCCGAAATTTCATCCGCATCCGCCCTGTTTCGGCATAACTTGGCACAGGCTGGCACAAAAGGTTTTAAGTAACTGCAAAACAACGCACCCAACGCGACTCAAAATCTCGTTCAGCAATGAGTGTCGGTTCGATCCCGACCGCCGGTAATCTCTTAAAGATGAACCCGCAGAAGCTCTCTAATAAAGACTCTGCGGGTTTCTTGTGTCTGGACTCCGTGAGACTCTTTTTTACTTATTTGGACAAATAAAGGTTGAAGATTTGGCACAAGTGGCACAAGGTGTGTCCAGTTATGACTCATCAAGTTACGTTCGATAAGACTCGCCGCACCTCACCGTGGAAACTTGATATCCCAGCAAAGGTGGCTGGGCGGCGGTTGCGGTACTTTTATCAGACCGAAGGACAGGCATGGTCTGACGCACCTCGCATTTTAAAGCAACTACAAAAGGGAGGTCTCGATTCGCTGGAGGAAAAGGACGGGCCATCGCTGGCCGGTGCTGCGAAAATCTTCATGCCACTTTTTCTCAACAAATCGAAATCTCATCGCGAGAAGGTGGAGAAAGTGTGCGGATGGTTGTCGCGAGATTTACGCTGCCCGCTAAAAGCGGTGACTCCAATGATGATGGTGGAGTGGTTCGGCAAGCTCAAAGGGTCGGACACGCAGAGGGCCACGGTCTACCGATATGTGCGACTCTTCTTCAACTGGTGCGTGAAAATGGACCTTCTCGATAAGTCTCCGTTTCGTGCGGTGGACTGCCCAAAGCCGAGATCGCGGAAGGGCATCCTCAATGCCGATGAGATGAGGGCGCTCCTCGATGCGGAGATGAGCGACTTGATGCGGGCGTCGATCTTGCTGGGCGGGTTCGCGGGACTGCGGAGCATCGAGGTTCAACGCATGAACTGGGAGGACATCGATGTGAAGGCGGGGCAGGTTTATGTTCGCCCGGAGGTTTCAAAACAACATGACGGCATGATGGACCGGATCGTGGATTTCACGGAACCGATGACGAAGCGAAAGAAATTCTTCATTGGAAAGAAGGGTCGGATCGTGCCGGGGAGTGCGAGGGCGTTCTACGAGGAGCGCAGAAGGTTGGCCGCGCAACTAGGCTGGGATGGGTTCCCAGAGAATTCGTTGCGGCATTCGTTCGCGACTTATCACTTGGCGAAGTGCAAGAGTCCAAATCTGACTGCATTCCAGATGGGGCATTCCAACTCGGCGATGGTGCAACGTGTCTATGCCGTTCCCGCTGCCAGAGCGGATGAGAAGGCGTGGTGGAGGATTTAATTATGCCGTACCAAGACAAGAAAATTCAGAAGAAATTCATGGCTCGGCAGTACAGGACGAAGTACGCCACCGACCTCGCTTTCAAGAACGCCGAGGCGAAACGGAAATCAGATTGGTATCAAAAAAATCGGGAGCGTCTCATTGCAAAAGTGCTTGAAAATAGGGCAAAGGTGAAAAAATAATTTCGCCCGCAGAGGTAGTATCTATGGGAGTGTCAATAGAAAAGTGAGGGGTAGGTGATCACCCCATTAAAAATAATTGTTGTGAGGTTATAGTAACCTAGAGTAGAAATTTTCTCGTCATGCCGAACCAACACGCCGCCGATAAAGAAGTAATCGGTTTTTATATTCCGAGAACGCTTGCTCGTCGCATTCGCAAAGCTGCGAAATCGCGTGGTTTGACGATCACCGCTTTCATTGAAGAAATTCTTACTCATGCCACACGCAACACAGAACTCACGCCAGACGACTACATCGCAATCGCGCAAGCAACAAAAGATGCAGTTCAGCGTCAGACTTCCAAGGGAGTTAGTCGAGCGAGTAAGGGTGGCAGCATCAAAAAGCAAAAGACCAGTTAGTCGCCAAGTTGAGTTTTTTTTAGAAGCGGTTTTAGTAACCTCTGCCAATGTGGCACTTACATGCCTGTGTCTCTAATTTTTTTCTCCAAAGGTTTTAGTAACCCATATACAATATGACAAATGACGAGATAACGACAACGGAGGCGGCGAGCCTCATGGGGGTATCCAAGAAGACGATCTACCGCCTGCTGGAATCCGGCGACATCGAGGCATCGAAACCATTCGGCAACCGAGTCGGTCACCGCATCTCGCGGGCCGTGCTGGAGAACTGGTATCGCCGCCGCAAAATCTCGACCACGAACAGGAGGTCGAAGTGAGCGACCCCGCCTACGTCTGCCGATCCATCGGCTACTTCCTTGATTTCCTTTTTTCCGTGGGACCGGCGCTGGCGCTCGTCCTAGTGACATGGAGGGTTTCCAAATGAGCGCCACGTTTGGCCTCGCTCTCGCAGTCCTCACCCTCGGTTCCTGCTACGCCAGCTACCGCCTCGGACAGGCAGACATTCTCGCGAGGTATCGACGCCACGCCGAGCGAAAACGCCGGTGGAGAGAATTTGAAGATTTCGAGGACTGATCGTCCTCACCACAAGAAAACGACCCCGAAGGCGGGCAAGCCAACGGGGTCAAGTCACAACCACAAGAAAAGCAGTAATAACAACATGAGTAATACACAAC